CCTTCGATAAAGGTCTTGATAATTTTCATCTTCCACTTCTTAATGAACTTGAAATCGACTCCCATTGACTCCATTTCATCACCATAGTCTTCAATTGACATCGTGAAAGAATCCTCAAACCCAATCAACTTGTCTAATTGCTCACTGCTTCCTTCTCTCATTAAATCGGGGTCTACTGGTTCATTATTGTAATCAAGTGCCTTGTATAATCTCTTGACAGCTTGCTTTATCTCAAATTCGGCATCTCCTGAAACTTTGTATGCAAGTTTTTCAAGTGCCTTTATGTGTTTTTCTAGTGCTTTACTAGACGGTGTTTTCTTTTCATCTAACGTATATTCTGAAAACGATTTCATTTTAATCCCTTGCGTGTAGCGTCGAAAATTTGTTTGCCTAGCTTATCATTTGTGCCACTTGGCAATCCTTTCTTGAAGGATTCAAAATCATCGTCTTTGGCATAATTCCTTTGGTCAGTAGCACTTACCCCTGCACTCCTTCCACCGGATTCTACAACTTCAAGATTGTCATAGTACTTACCGAATACTTTGGTAAACTCTGCTGTCCGGTCACCACCTACAATAAAGTACATCTGTTTATATTTATCATTCAAATCTTCGGCAATCGTGAACGGCGTCTTCAACTTAGATTTGGTAATATTTCCTTTCGGGAAAAGTTTCTTTAAGAACTTTACCTTGTCATTGTAACCAATCGGATTCTTCTTTTTATCTTGGGTCGCTGAGGTGTATATTTGTAGGTCAGCCTTATTCTTCTTGGCAAAATCAATGGCAAAATCAACCATTGCTTCATGACCTTTGGTAGGTGGATTCATCCGACCGAAGACGAAGACTACAGCTTCTTTCTTCGTAGCTTCGATTATGAATTTCTTAAATGATATTAACCCCACGGGTCACCTGACAATTTGATTGTGCTAGCCATTTGAGTACTAGCGTATTTGAATCGAATTTTCATTATCTTCTTTTTACCAGCGATTACACCAGTAGAATGGTCTTTCACATTGACAAATTTTATCTTGTCTCTCAGAACTGATTCTACCTTGCTATTCTTCAACGGGTCCTGAATATTGGCAGAGAATCCCTTTTTCGGATTCCCACGCCCCGTTACCTTAATGTATAAAGGCATTGACCCAGTAGAATCTAACCATGCGTCCAGTAGATACGCTCTGGCATCTTTCTGGTTCATACCTTTCATCTTCTTGGTCAATTCATTCCGCAAGAGACGAAGAGTAGCATACCCGACTTCATCAGTTGTCTTTTTGACATCTGGATTCGCTTTGATATATTTCTTTCGAGTAGAGGCAGTATCGCTCAAATCAGGAAGTTGTTTTTGAAGTTTCTTTAACTGCTTTGCTTGGATATCAGTGAAATCCAAATCCAGTGCTTTGACAACAGTACCGAGACCCGGATTTTTGAAACCGATATCACCTTTAATCTTTGTGGACTTGGCACTCAGACCCAAGAACTGCTTGTCTCTTGTAGATGTCGCCGCTGTCTGTACCAAAACATCAGTCGGATTCTTTGCAGAGTTAACATCATATCCGACGGCCTTTGACAGCACACCTTTTCGAGCTGTCCACCATGCCTTGATTACTTTACCGTATCCCTCTTGAGCCATCCACTTCTTTGTCTCGACTGCCATTTCTTTGGCTCGTCCAGCTTGTATTGCGTACTCTTCGGGAGTGATAAGTTTCTTCTTTGCCTTGAGTTGCTTCATGGCGTCCGAGTAGCCAACGAATGCACTGGATTTGTTGTTAACCATTTCCAATCCATACAGGATTTCGTTGACGTCAGCAGGATGGGTGTTAGCCATCTCAAATAAGAAGTGTCTAAACGATTTCAAAGTGCTTTCCAATAAGGTGCATCTTCGGCTTGGACAAGCGACTCATCATCCATCTCGACGATTTCTCTCATTTCATATCCGATTTCATTCATCTTTCCGGCCGCCATCAATTTTACGTGCTGTAAAACCGCCTTTGGTATTTCCACCTTCGCTTCATTTAATTCATTGAATGATTTCATTATACCTTTCCGATTGTATCTAGTTGTTTTTTGAAAATCTTTTCTAATTGAGCCTCGAGTTTGTCCGCTTTATTCAACCATGCGTTAATCTCTTTACTCATAGAATGGTTACCAAGATTAGAAATTCTACTCCATGGCTGACTAACCATTGCGAGTACCTTGTCAGTCATTTTCTTGTGTTGGTCGCGTCTCTTCTGGATTGCTTTTTCAGGAGCAGACATCGCTTCCAAAAGCTCATCGACTGCTTCGCCCATTTTCTTTCCGGACTTACTGTCCATGCCAGCGATAGCATCAAGAAGAGGTTTGAGGATTTTCATCGTCTTGGCATCTTTCGTAGCTCTCATGACACCTTCACGATACTCGTCGCCCTGTCCATCAATATAGGCGATTGATTTCTTGCCTAATTTGACACCGTGCTTGCTAAGTGCTTTGGCGATATCCATGCCAGAAGCCTTTTCATCTATCCGGTTGCTATATTGTTTGAATGATTTCATTACATCAACTCATGTTTTTTGAGTGCTTTTGATAGCATTTTAAATGCTTTGTCAAACGCCACCTCAACAGGTTTAAGGTCTTTGGCAACTACTTTGCCACCTATAGATGAAAAACGATTCAGCGTCGCACCGACTGCACTGTCAGCTTCATCGTAGTCATCTTCCATGACTTTACTCTCAAAGAGTTTTATAAAGTCTTTGAAATCTCTATCGTTACTCATAGTCCAGCCTCTACTTCGGGCATATCAGCTTCCATCCTGAAAATCATATCAGAAGAAAAACCAACATAAGACATTGCACCTGCCAATTCTTCAAGCAATTCAATTTCGGCTGGGTCCATGAATATGATATCCAATTGACCTTTTTCCATGCCTTGATTGACTTCCTTTACACCACCAACACCGTTAATGGCTTCAAAAAGATTTGCTATGACATCATCGTCCGCTTCTCCAAAATGTAAAGTGATTTCTTCCACACCAATGTAATCCTCAATATGAGGTCTCATTGGTGGATTCTCTTCACCGTACGGTTCTGATTCATCGATAATAAATTTTTCGTAAGTTTTCATGTTTACCAGTCCTTCTGTAGTAGGAAGTTATTTCGTGAGAAATCCAACCTGTTCACTAATTTAATTACGTCACCACCTGTTATGGTAACGAATCCTTCCTCTTTTTATATCTTCAACCCAGTTGGAGTATCGACAAAAACTTTGAATCGCTTCAGTCGCTCCAAATGAGTCATTACCCTAATTTTAAAATCAACAATATCGCTATGTATGCTAAACAATCGATTAATGGTTGACTTATCTTTTCGTAGACGCTTAACAAGATTATCTCTTTCATTGATTTTCTTCCCCTTGCCCTTTTCCGTCTTTAATTTATCTATCTTCTGATTATATTTATCTTCTATAAATGTTACAAGTCCAGAGAATTCTGCTTTAAGTGCATTCTCTCTTACTAATTGATTGTAGTAAGTGGAGATAAATATCAGCAATTCTTTATCTTTTCTCAGTTTCTTGAAGGAACCGCTCTTGAACTTCTTCTCCATCTTCTTGATTAGTGATAGGAGAACTTTCTTTTCTGTTGCACTAATCATGGCGTCTGACATATCTTTTACATTAGTATCAATGTTCCATGTTTTAGAACTACTCTTGAACTTGGATATGTCTATTGTAAACTGTGCGGATAAATCTTCAATTGTACTGCCAGTGTAGGTGGTATGCCACCCTACTCCAATGGCCGCCTTTGCAATTTCCTTTCCGAGTGGTGTATCTGTAGGAATTGCGTACAGTAATGTATTGGGCTTGAAGGTGTAGTAAGACTTACCATCAATCTTTTTGGTTGATATATCTGCCTTGCTGAACATGAAGTCACCTTGATATATCTTTCCTTTCGGTATGACAGATTCAAGGTGAGTAAGTGCGTCTTTTAATTTTACTGCCAGACCGCCTTTGTGATTGACATCGACATCCTTCGCAGTATAATTGACTTTTGGTGTTTTGTTAAATAGTGATTTTGTGCCGACAAAGAACTTCCCGTTCTCAGGATGCCACCCAGCCACTATTGCTGGC